GTAAATAATGGATATATTAGTAAATATGGTAACTATAGTTACTGCAATAGTAACAATTTCATCAATAATAGCCGCTAGTACACCGACACCAAAAGACGATATTTGGATTGGTAAGTTATATAAAGTTATAGATATGTTAGCTATGAATATTGGTAAGGCTAAAGAGAAGTAGCATGAATTTTATTAAAAAGTTTTGGAATAATTTTACTGGTACTGAAGAGATAACAGTTAGAACTAGAACCAAAAAAGGTAAATTTGTAGCAGATGATAAATCTACTCCAGATGTTAATGAGGCATATACTACTAAAAGAGTAAAGAAAAAAGTAATTAAGCCAATTAAAATTACTACAGATAATATAGGTGAATAATGGCTACTGTTAAAGATGCTTTAAGTGCAATTGAATCTCATGAAAGAGAATGTAAGGCATTATATAAAAGTATTGATAAAAGATTAGAAGATGGCTCAAAGCGTTTTGATAAACTCGAAATGATGCTTTGGGCTGTTTATCCTTTTATTGTTGCTAGCGTTGTAGTAACTAAGTTTTTAGGATGAGCAGACAAAAGAAGTCTACTGTAAATTCTGCAGGAAACTATACAAAACCAGGTATGCGTAAAAGTATATTTAATAGAATTAAAGCTGGAAGCAAAGGTGGTAATGCTGGTCAATGGTCAGCTCGTAAAGCACAGATGGTAGCTAAAGCATATAAAAAAGCAGGAGGCGGTTATAAATGAAAGGCGTTAAACATTATAAAAGAGATGGTACTGAACACAAAGGTAGTTCTCACAAGATGGCAAATGGTACTTTACATACAAACAAATCACACACTAAAACAAGTGTAAAGTTATTTCACTTTAAAGATTTATCAATTAAAGCTAAAGTTAAAGCTAAAAAATAATGCCTTTAAAAAAGTCTCAAAGGTCTTTAAAAAATTGGACAAAACAAGAGTGGACTACTAAATCAGGAAAAAAATCTTCTAAAACAGGAGAAAGATACCTGCCTAAAAAAGCTATTAAAGCTATGTCTAGTTCTGAGTATGCTTCTACCACTAGAAAGAAACGAGCCGATACTAAAAAAGGTAAACAACATTCTAAGCAACCTAAAAAAATTGCTAGAAAAACAAGAAGTTATAGATAATGGATGCCATAGTCACTTTAATTAATGAAGTTGGCTTTCCAATAGCAGCAGCTATAGGACTAGGTTTGTTTATTTGGAAATTAATAAATAAAATTATAGATGGAATGGAAACTAAAGTAGATGTTCTTGATGAAAAAGTAAGTGCACAAATAGCTCAGATAGAAGAAAGGCTAGGTCAAAAATTAGACTCACAACATGGTATTTTAATAGCTTTAATAGACAGAGTAAGGTCTGTAGATAATGAAATTATTAGACAAGACACTCTTTTAAAAACTATATTAGGAGTACCACAACTTATGAATACTGACAGAATAGCAAAGGCGGATAGAGATGACCAAAGAAAAGACTGATAAAGATAAGGAAGAAATGGTAAAAGTAAAAATATTTGCTTTTCTAGTTTTTGCTTTTGGCATTATGTTTTCTTTTATATTAGCTCTAAATGTACAAGCAGATCAAATTACACACAAGTTTAAATCTCCTAGCTTTAATGGAGTAGGAACTAGTTCACACTATCTCACTATAGAAAATCAAGAGTTTTCAAGAAAGCTAACTATAAAAGAAGAGATTAAAGCCTTACAAGACGAGATAGAAAGAGAAAAAGAAAACAGTACACTTGCCAGATTTTTAAGAAACCTAGAATCCAGAGTGTATGCAGAGCTATCAAGACAGCTAGTAAACAACCTTTTTGGAGAAATTCCTTCTGAATCGGGAACAATAACTTTAGAAGGAAATACCATAGTTTATTCAAGTGATGGTATTACATTAACTTTAACTATTACGGAAGCAGATGGAACAGTTACCTCAATTACGATACCTATCGGTACTTTTACTTTTTAGTTGTTCAATAGTCGATCAGTTTGATGACACATATGAACAAAGATTAAAAGAAGATATTGTTAAAGTATCTGAATTACAATCAAAAGAATTATTTAATGTTATAAGACCTACTGTTAGACCTGTAGTAGCAATTTATCCTTTATCATTTACAGATCAAACAGGACAAAGAAAAAGTAACTCAGAGTTTGCTTTGTTTAGTACAGCCATAACTCAACAACCTAGTTCATTATTAATAAGAGCTTTAAAGCATGCAGGAAATGGTCAATTTTTTAGAGTAGTAGAAAGAGTAGGTTTAGATAATTTAGTAAAAGAAAGACAATTAATTAGATCAGCAAGAGAAGCATTTGCTAGTGATGAAGAAAAAAAGAAAAAATTATCACCTCTTTTGTTTGCTGGTGTTTTAATCGAAGGTGCTGTAATTTCTTATGAAAGCAATCTTGCTACAGGGGGTATAGGAGCTAGATACTTAGGTATTGGTTCTAGTATTCAATATAGAGAAGATAGCGTAGCAGTAACCTTACGCATGGTGTCAGTAGCCACAGGTGAAATACTGATAGAAGTAATGACTGAAAAAACTATATTTAGTTATGGTAAATCAGAAGATATATTTAGATTTATAGAAATGGGAACACAGCTTGTAGAAATTGAGTTAGGTAATTCTCGTAATGAATCAACAACACTAGCACTCATGAAAGCTATTGAAAGTGCTGTATTAGAATTAATAAATGTCGGATACGACAGGAGTTTTTGGAAACATGAACAAATTAAAATTAAAGAGTCTGATTGTATTGATGATGACTGTATCACTTCAATCGGCTGATAACGAAATATATGTAGATCAGTCAGGTACTGGTGCAAATATAGATTTAGAACAACTTGGTATATCAAACATAATAGGTGGACTTAGCTCTTCAGCAGGAAGTCTTACAGCTTTTGATCTAGATGGAACAGGTATGACACTTGACATTAATATGATTGGTGCAACTAATAAATTCCTTGGTGATATATGGGCAGATAGTTTTACTGGTATTTATAACTTCACAGGCTCTACTAATACATTCACAATCCAAGTAGACCCAACTAACACTTACGGAGCTGATAGCTCCAATCAAAATGTTGCTGTTACAGGTGCTGGAAATACCTTTACATTAAACCAAGGCACATCAGCTTTAGCTGCTACTTTGGACTTAGATTGGATTATTCAAGGCTCTAATAACACTGTTGTTGCAAATATAAATATTGACGGAGCTACGAATTACATGGATATAGATGGTAGTGATAATACAGTTACTTATACAGGTACAGGTGTTAGTGCTTCAGCAGGAGGATATTTTTACTTAGACCACACAGGAGGACAAAGAAATTTTACAATCAAACAGCTCTCAACTCAGGACAATGACTGGCTTAAAATTATTAGTGTTGGTGGCAATGCTTCTTCCACAGTTTGTGTTATCCAAAACGATCAAGGAACCTCACTCGGCTGTTAGTATTGGCGATGTTTCTGAATTAAATGGTTCAGCACAAATAGTAAGAGATAAACCAGTAGATGCTACATTAGATTTTTCTATACAAAACAATGATGAAGCTATTACTTCTAACGGAAGAATGTCTATAACCTTTTTAGACGATAGTAAAGTAAGCTTGACAGAACACTCCCAATTGATAATTGACGAGTATATATTTGATCCTGATCCTAGCAAATCTAAAATGGCTCTTACCTTTGGACTTGGAACAGCTAGATTTATTACAGGCAATTTAAATCGTATAGACAAACAAAATATTTCTTTAAAGACTCCTACGGCTAATATAGCGATAAGAGGTACAGACTTTACAGTTACAGTAGATGAATTAGGTCGTAGTTTAATAATACTTCTTCCTGATGCTTTAGGCTTATCTAGTGGAGAAATTTTGGTAACTACTGGTATGGGTACAGTTACATTAAACAAACCCTATCAAGCTACTACAATATCTGTATTTGAATCTAAGCCTAGTAGCCCAGCAATACTAGACCTTACTTTGGATATGATTGATAACATGTTGATTGTTACTCCACCTCAAGAAGAGGCTGTAATAGAACAACAAATTGTTACTAAAGAAAAAAATATATTAGATTTCAATGATCTAGATATAGATTATCTTGCCGAAGATTACTTAGCTACAGATGATTTAGAGTTTACAGAATTAGATATAAACTATCTTGATGTTAATTTTCTTGAAGATTTACTTAATGTATTAGATGCCTTGGCTATATCTAAAGATGAAGATGCTTTAGCTCAAGCTACAAGTACACAGATAACAGGTACCTTATTAGGTAAAGACCCAGACACACAGATAACAGCTTTAATAACAGGTAATGTTATAAGTTTACGAAGGCAAGTAAATGAAAGCGTTAGATTAGATTTAAATGGAAGTAATGCTTACACAGTAATTTTGATACAAGACGGAGTATCTAATATAATTAAAGTTAATGGAGGAAGTAATAGCACTATTACTATTACTCAAAGCGATTAATGAAAAAACTAATATTCATAATACTTATAATACTAGTGTTGCCTTTGTTATATCAGTCAACAGCAACAGAAATATTAAAGTTAAAAACATTTGATACTTTTGTTAAAAAATATGAACCATCAAATAATTTTGTAATTTTAAACATTACAGAACAAGATGTAGAAAATGAAGGAGGATATCCTTTTCCTAGAAGAACATTAGCTCAGATACAAGTTGATTTAATAAATGAAGGAGCTATAGGTGTAGGTTGGGTTATGTCATTTCCCCAAGCAGATAGAATGGGAGGTGATGAAGTCTTTGCAAAAACATTGCAATACATACCATCTGTCATAGCAATGTTTGAAGATGGTAAGGGTAACTATCCTAAATCTACAGGTACAGTTGTTAAAGGTAAAGATATTGGTGGTATAGTATCTGAGGGAGTCAAGGAAAACCTGAACACTCTAGCAGATAATACATTACAGGGATTAGCCATTGCTCCCACCGAAGTTGACCAACTTGTTAGACGTATTCCATTATTAGTAAGAACACCAAGTAACAATTGGATTCCTTCTTTTGGCACACAAATATATAAAGCACTCTTTGATGTTAAGACTTACATTATCACTACAAATGATAATGGTATACAGGAAATATCAATTAGAGGAATACCACCTATCAAGACAGATAGTCTAGGTCGTAAGTGGATTAGTTGGGTTGACACACCACAAACTAATTTAGAAGAAATGGATGTAGCTAATAAGTTTGTATTTATAGGAGTTACTGCTAACGGAGTCATGCCACAAATTGCAACTCCAGTTGGTTTGTTAGAACCTCATAAAATACAAGCAGCACTTGCAGAATCTTTATTAATACAAGACTCTCCAACAATACCAGATTGGAGTTTAGCTGCAGAATTAGTTATTTTTACTGTTTTTGTAACGCTGACATGGCTTGTATTGCATTGGTTTGGTATGACCCTTGGTATAAGCATAGCTGTTTTTTTAATGCTTTCTACGGCTTTAGGTGGATATTACTTTATTCAGAAAGGTATCTTAATAGATGTAACATGGACTTTGATATCACAATTTATAACAGGATCAATAGCTTTCTATTTAAGATTTAGAGAACAATACAAACTTAGACAACAAATTAAAAAACAGTTTGGTAAATATCTTGATCCTAGAATGGTTAAGAAACTACAGGACAATCCAGAACTTTGTAAAGTAAATGGTAATAGAGTTGACTGTAGTATTATATTTACAGACCTTAGAGGATTTACTAGCTTGTCTGAATCAGTAGAACCTGAAATGGTTACATACATTATGAACAATGTATTAGATGTTCAAGTTAAAGCAGTTAATAAATATTTTGGATGTACTGATAAATTTATTGGTGATGCTGGCATGTTTCATTGGAATACAATTATTCCTCAAAAAGATCACCACAACTTAGCTTTACAAGCAGTTAAAGAAATAGAAAAGAATATAGACCAGTTAAATATTAAATTTAAATCAGAAGGCATACCTGAGATAGCTATAGGTATAGGGGTTAATAGCGGTATATGTATTGCTGGTAACTTTGGAGCTACTGATAGATTTGCATTTTCACTTATAGGTGATCCATGCAATGTTGCGGCAAGACTAGAATCAAGTACAAAGGTTGCAGGAGTAGGAGTATTAATAGGTGAAGAAACTGCCAAAAATTCTAAATTTAAGTTAAAATTATTAGAACCAATAGAAGTTAAGGGTAAATCTAAACCATTGCAAGTATATACATGGGAAACGGAAATATTATGAAGTTAAATTTATTAAAAAATATAGTTGGTGCTGTAGCTCCTACATTAGGTACTGCTCTCGGTGGTCCAATGGCAGGCATGGCTACTAAAATGATTGCTGATGTATTAGGTGTACCTAATAATTCTAAGTCAATAGAAAAAGGTTTATCAGAAGCTACCCCTGAACAAATGCTAGAACTTAAAAAGTCTGAACAAGCTTTTGAGTTACAAATGAAAGAACTTGAAGTAGATGTATTCGCTATGGAAACAGCCGATATACAAGATGCTAGAGGTAAGTTCAGTAAAGACTGGACAGCTAGAATAATGGGTATAGTAATAGTAGGTGGGTTTATGGGCTATATATTTTTAGTAACTCTACAACCACCAGAACAAAATTCAGAAGCTCTTATTAACTTAGTCCTTGGTTACTTAGGAGGTTTAGCTAGTGCTGTAATCTCTTTTTACTTTGGAGCTTCGCACAAACAGGATTAAATATGAAAATATCACAAGAAGGAATATCGTTAATTAAGAAATTTGAAGGCTGCGAATACAACGCATACAAATGTGCAGCAGATGTTTTAACAATAGGTTATGGGCATACTAAGGATGTTAAAGAAGGAGACTTAGTAACTCAACAAGAAGCAGAAAATTTATTAACAAAAGACTTAGAAGAGTTTGAAGAATCTGTTATGGATGCTGTAGAAATGCCAATGAGCCAACATCAATTTGATGCTTTGGTGTCTTGGACGTTTAACCTAGGACCATCTAATTTAAAAGCATCTACTATGCTTAAAGTTTTAAACAAAGGTAACTATGAAGATGTACCTGCACAAATTAAGCGTTGGAATAAAGCAGGCGGAAAAGTTCTTGAAGGTTTAATTAGAAGAAGAGAAGCTGAAGCTTTATTGTTTGAAGGCAAGGAATGGCACGAGGTTTAATACATGACATTAAGAAAATATGTATTTAAACCAGGAATAAACAAAGAAGGTACTAATTATAGTAACGAAGGTGGCTGGTTTGATGCTGACAAAGTTAGATTTAGAAAAGGCAGACCTGAAAGAATAGGTGGCTGGGAAAAGTTAAGCACACAAAGTTTTATAGGCACTTCTAGAAAGATATTTGTGTATAGAGCATCTGGTGGTACTAACTATATAACACTTGGAACTCATCAAAAATTTTATGTTTTAGAAGGTAATGTTTTTTCTGACGTAACTCCTATAAGAGCTACAACAACCAATGGTATTGTTTTTGCTGCAACTAATGGATCAACAACCATAACAGCAACAGATAACGCACATGGAGCTGTACAAGGAGATTTTGTAACATTAGCTGGTGCTGCTAGTTTAGGCGGTGCTATTACTGCTGCTGTTTTAAATCAAGAATATCAAATTACTGGTGTAGCAAGCGTAGATACATTTACCTTTACAGCTACAGCTACAGCAAATAGTAGTGATAGTGGTAATGGCGGATCAGGTGCTGATGCTGTATATCAAATAAACTCAGGTTTAGATGTATATGTTCAATCAACTGGTTGGGGTTCTGGTACTTGGGGTGCTTCTACATGGGGTTCTGCAAGTGATCTTACTCTTACAAACCAATTAAGATTATGGTCTATAGATAATTTTGGTGATGATTTATTATTAAATCCTAGAGCTGGAGGTATTTATTACTGGGATGAATCTGTTGGTGGCAATTCAAGAGCAGTAGAAGCAACAACTTTAAGTAATGCTAGCAATGTGCCAACAGCAGTATTACAGATAATGCTATCTGATGTAGACAAGCATGTTATAGCTTTTGGTTGCAATCCTATAGGAGGAACAGCAATTGATCCTTTATTAGTAAGATTCTCAGATACAGAAAGCATAATAAACTGGACACCTACAGCAACAAATCAAGCTGGTGGTGTGCAACTATCAATGGGCTCTACAATAATAGGAGCTTTAAGAACAAGACAAGAAATACTTATATGGACAGATGCTGGCATAGTCTCTATGAGATTTGTAGGATCACCATTCGTGTATTCATTTAATGAAGTGGCACATGGTCCATCATTAATATCTCCTAATGCAGCAGTAAATGCTAATAATCAAGTTTACTTTATGGATAATGGTGGATTCTATAGTTACTCTGGTAGTGCTCAAAGATTGCCATGTACTGTATTAGATTATGTTTTAAGCGATATAAACAAAGGTCAAGCATTTAAAATATTTGGTGCTGTTAATGATAGTGCTAATGAAATAATGTGGTTCTATCCATCAAGTGATAGTTTAGAAGTAGATAAATATGTAATGTTTAATTATCTAGAACAAGTTTGGTCTATTGGAACAACAGCAGACAACTTTGTAAGAACTGCATGGGATCAAGCTATTATATTAGATAACCCAATAGCTACAAGTAAGAATGATAGTGCAGATAATAACAATTTTATTTACGCACATGAACTAGGACATGGAGACAATGGTAGTGACTTTACTGCATACATAGAATCAAGTGACTTTGACTTAGACCCAGATGGAGAAAAGTTTACTGCAGTAAACAAAGTAATACCTGATATTAAATTTAGAGATCAACAGTCCACAGCAGATGATGTAACTATTACTATTAAAGGAAGAGACTACCCATTACAAGAGTTGTCTACTTTATCTACTGTATCAGTTACTCCAAACTCTACCTTTACAAATACAAGAGCAAGAAGCAGGCAATGTGCTATCAGAGTTTCTAATTCATCTAACGATTATGGTTGGAGATTAGGTGATCTAAGATTAGATATAAGACCAGATGGTAAAAGATAATGGCAAATCCTAAAACAATAGCATTACCTTTAGCAAATCAAGAATATAACACCTTAGATGAGGCAGTTACAAGAAGGATTATAGAACAAGCTGTGCAAGATTTAGCTATAGAAGTAATTAGATTAAAGAAACTAGAAGATGTAGTATCAAGCAAGAGCGTAAAAAGACATCAATTTTTATTAATGGGGATGACAAGTGGCTGATAATTTAAAAGTATTAGGTCAACTAGACCCTGCGGCAACAACAGTAACAGTATTATATACAGTTCCTAATATGACACAGACAACTGTTAGTTCTATAGTTGCAGCAAACAGAACAGGATCGGCTATAACATTTAGATTAAGCGTTCATGTAGATGGAGCTTCTGCTAATGATAAACAATTTATATATTATGATAAATCAGTAGCGGCAAACGATTCACTAACCCTAGTAATTGGGATAACATTGAATCAAACAGATGTAGTAAAAGTTTATACAAGTGCGGTTGACATGAGTTTTAACATGTTTGGCTGTGAAACAAAAGAGGAAGATAGATAATGGACATTAAACAACAAACAAAGAATGTAGCAGCACAAGGTCGTTTTGGCGATTCTATGCTTCTTCATGTTAATCCTGCAGAAGTTAAAGGATTAGCAGGTGCTATGCCACTTACTATTAATCCAGATACAGGACAGCCAGAAGCGTTCTTACCTTTCTTAGCACCATTATTAGGTGGAATGTTAGGTCCAACTGTATTAGGTGCTGTAGGTCTTGGTAGTTTGTCTACAGCCGCATTAACAGGTATAGGAGCAGGTTTAGCAACATATGCACAAACAGGTGGCTCTGGTAGTAAAGCATTGTTATCAGGTCTTACAGCAGGTGTAGGAGCTAAAGCTTTTAATACAGCAGCACAAGGCGTAGCTCCTGGTGTAGATGCAGCAACAAGTTCAGTAGCAAATGCAGCTATAGACCCAGCAGTAACAAGTACCTTTGGTCAAGGAGCTGGTGGTGGTTTTGGAACATTGACTGGCAATTCTGGTCAAGCTGCTAATGTTGCAAGTCAAAGTTTAACACCTGCAATTACAAATCAATCTACACTATTTGAATCAGGAAAAGCTATATTTGGTCAACCTGGTGGATTTGATGCAGGAATGAAAACTTTAGCAGGAGCAGCAATGACTCCTACTGGAATTTTAGCAGGAACAACAGCAGGTACAGCAGGTGTTATAGCATCACAAGAAGCATTTGAAAGACAGATGATACAAATGGGATTAGATGAAGAAGAGCGTAAAAAAAGAATGTACGCAAGATATCCTGAAATGATACCAATGGCTTCAGGCGGTAGAACAGGTTTTTATACAGGCGGTAATTCAAGTTCAGAATCAATTATTTATGATATAGATGATGGTTTTAATTCAGGATATAGTGTTGGTGGCGGTGGTAGTAATGGTGGTAGCGGAGGTGGTCGTGGCTACGATCCTTACACTAATATGAATTTAGGATTTAATTCTAATGCTTATGCACCAATAGCTAGAAGAACTAGACCAATACCTGGTGGATACATGGCAGGATTTGGACCTGAACAAAGATATTTTCAAGGAAATAACCCTGCTCAATATCTAACACAATATGCTAGAGATATAGCAGCAAATAATCCAGATGCTACACCAGAAGATGGAGCAAGTGCTTCACCTCAAGACCCTGCAACTCAACCAACTAATATGCAGCAAGATCAAAGATATTCAAATTTTAGACCACAAATGTATCAACAACCATTTAATCCTTACGCTCAATCATATCAACCACCTCAACCAATGCAGCCACCAGGTGGCGGTTTTGATGAAAGAGGACGAGGATTTGTAAATCCTCCAATGCCTCCAATGTTTGGTGGTTATGGCAATCCTTATATGCAAAGACCTAGCTATCAAAGCTTTTATGGCAATCCTCAAATGAATGGAATGATTAATCCTTATCAAGCATTTAGTCAGATGCCTATTCCTAGATACACACCACCACCACCACCTCCATCAGATACTGGTGGCGGAGATACAGGCGGCGGAGATACAGGCGGTGGAGATGCAGGCGGTGGCGGAGATGCAGGTGGTGGAACAGGTGATGGAACTACTCCACCTATTAACTTACCTCCTATTAATGATCCTATAGATGGACCAGTAGATGGACCAGGATTGGGTCGTAAAGGCGGAG